CGGCCGTGCCGTCAGTCGGGTCGCCGATGTTCGGTGTCTGCGTGGCGTTCGCGCAGCTGAAATTCATCGCCACCGGATTACCGTTACTGTCAATGTAATACGTGTAACCGGAGGTGCTTCCGGCTGTTCCGGTGCCGTTATCGAAAGCGTGAGCCCAGTACGTCCGCCCCGCCCCGGTAGGCGTCACCGGCGGCATTGTGCCGCTGCTGACCACATCGATAGAACCGGTGGCGTCCAGGGTGAGGGTGCTGAACCCCGCACTGGTCGTCATCTCCGTGTAGGCGACACGCAGCTGCGGTGACCCGGCCGCCAGGGTGATAGTGACAGTCGCCGCACTGGCGGTGGTGACCTGGCCGATGAAAACGGTCTGCGCTACCGACGTGCCGACCACACTGAAGTTGGTATGCGCAACCCACACGGTCCACGGGCTGCCGCTGTTGATGTTGGTGGAAGCTGCGGCAGTCGCATAGTCAGCCTGGGTTTCGGAAAAGACCGACAGCAGAACGAAGTTCCCGGCAGCATGCGGGGTCAGCGTGAACGTCTTGGAAGTTGACCCGTAAGAACCCGAATACGGTGAGGTGCCGGCACCCGCGATCGTCACCGGGTTACTGGGCTGCGGTCCAGGTCACCAGCCCGGACCCGCTGATCGTCAGCGTGAACGTCGCCCCGGACACCGACTGGGGGCCGCCGAAATCCCAGATCGCCAGCAGCGGCCTGGTCGCGTCCGTACTGCTGCTAGCCGTCTCGTCGTGGATCCACCCGTAGACCGTCGTAAAGGTGGCGCTCGCCCAGCTCGGGTTAGCCGACGCGGTGAACGTCAGAACCAGCGCCGACTGGACGAACGACACACCTGTCAGTGCCTGCCGGGAGTACCCGCCGCCGGACACCTCAGTCAGAGCTGACCCGTTGTTCGCCAGCAGCTGACTGACGAACTCGTACCCCTCACTGGTGGCCCGTGACGCGATCGTCCCCGAGGCGATCAGGCCGACGTTGAACGTGTCGGTCGTCATATTGACGGCCTTTTTCGCGAGGTGGTTCAGCTCGAAAGCCGGCTGAAAATAGGCGTTGACAGCCAGATTCCTCCCGGTAGCTAATCAGAGAAAAGGGGGAATGGTTTACCGGGCGGTGAGAGCCAGGCCGTTAGTCATGTTCCGCCGGTTATACTGCAGCGTGTATTTCTGCGTGAATTCCTGCCACTGCGCCGGGGACGGCATCTGAATATTCAGTGACAAGCCCATTTGCATCTGCTGGGCGGCGCTGCTGCTCAGCCCGGCACCCCCGGGGGCGGTCACCACCCCGCTGCCGCCGGTGCCGGCGTAGGCGGAACTGACCCCGGCGGCCTGCGCGAGCGCCGCCGCCGCCGCGGCGATGCTGCCGCGGCCGCCGAGCATCCCCGCGGCCAGGGCCGCCGCGAAGTGGGCACCCCGGATCTCCGGTGCCCCCCCGCCCGCCAGAGAGCCCTCACGGGCAGGGGACAGGCCGAAGAACCCGGCCACCTTCGACGCGAGCCCGGCGACCGTGCCGACGACAGACCCGGCCCCGGAGGCCAGCCCGGACGCCAGCGACTCCATCGCATGCAACCCGGCGTTGAACAGGTCCCCCGCCAGCCCGGCGAGCGCCGCCAGGATCTGCCCGGGGATCGCCGCGACGGTGGCGATCAGATGGCCGATCGGGGCGAGGACCGCGTTATAGGCGGCGTCCCACCAGCCGCGGAACAGCCCGGCCAGCTGCTCGAACCAGGACAGCACCGTCCGCACCGCAGCGACCCCGGCCTGCACGACTGCGGTGATCACCGCGACCGCCGCCCGCACCACTGCTGTCACCGCAGCCCAGCCGACCCGGAAAAGATCCTCCAGCCAGGAAATGAACGGGGTAAGGACATCACGGGCAGCGGCGATCCCGGCCCGCACCACGACGGAGCAGGCATCCCAGGCGGCACTGAATATCGCGGTGACAATAGCCCAGCCGACCCGGAAAATGGTTTCCAGGAGGGCAATCCACGGGGAAAGGACTGCGCTTATCGCTTTCACCCCGGCGCGTGTTATGGCAGCGCAGAAATTGAAGGCGGACTCGAATCCGTGCTCGACGGCGGACCAGTGGGTGGCGAGCGCGTCGATAATCAGCCCTATCGGGCCGAGAATCAGCGCGATCAGCAGTTTCCAGTGTGAACCCACGAAATTGACCACCGCATTGACGGCGTCCTCGACACCGTGCTCGACCTGCTGGAAATGGGTTACCAGCTCGAAAATCCCGGCGGCGATAATTCCGATTGGCCCGAGGATCAGCATCAGGATAGGAACGATAGTCCGCCAGTGTGAGCTGATGAATTTAACGACCGTGTCAATTCCGGATTCGATATCGTGGTAAAGCACCTCGAAAAATCCGGCTACCGCATTGAACGCAGCCTCAATCACGTGACCGGCGGCGACCGCGGCCCCGGCCACATCCCGCCACACGTCCTTCCAGAAAACACGGAACGCCCTGCTGTGCAACGTGAGTTCGACGATGACCGCGATGACGGCGGCGATCGCGACGATGATCAGCCCGATAGGGTTGGCGGCCGCGGCCGCGTCGAACTCTTCCTGCGCGACTGTTGCCGCCTCGGTCGCCGCGGTCTCAGCCTCCGTCACCACGGTCTGCGCCGTCAGCTTCCCGATCAGCCATTCCGCGCCCTCACCGACGGCCTTGATGCCCTCACTGGCGCCTTTCAGCGAGTTCGCCAGCTTCAGCCCCAGGGCCCCCGCCAGGATGCCGCCGACCACTACAGCCAGGGCAATCGACTCGGTCTTGTTCCCGGCGATCATCGCCAGGAACTGCGCCAGCGGTCCCAGGACCGCTGACACGGCAGGCAGCAGCGCGGAACCGAGGGCGATGCCCGTGTCCTCCAGTGCCGTCTTGGACTGCTCCAGCTTGAAATTGAAAGTCCCCTGGATTGTGGCCCAGTTACTGACGCTCTTACCGGTCGTCACCCCGGCGTTGTAAACGGCGGCGGTATTAGCGATAAACGTGCTCATCCGGCCGCCGGTCAGCATCAGCGCCGTATTCAAGCCGGTTGCCCCGCCCATTATTTTCGCCAGAGCAGCCGTGTACGTCTGGGCGGCCGGGCTTCCTGCCGCGAGCAGGGTGTTAAAGCTGTGCGCCTTCTCCGCCGTAGTCGCGAACTGGGTCATCAGGTGCGACTGGACAGGATCGAGGCCCTGCAGATCCGCTTTCCACTGCTTCGCCGTGACCGACCCGCTCAGGAACCCGGTCGCCAGCTTCTGCAGGCTCGCCGGCATCGCCTTGATCTCTACCTGCGCGTCAGCCGCTGCGTTTTTCGCGTTGTTGAATGCTGACTGAAGCACCTGCCCGGACGGCCCCATGTGGGCGAGGATCGCCTGCGTGAGGATAGACAAGGTCCCGGTCAGGCCCCGCTGGCCGAGCTGAGAGGAGACCTGCTGGGCGGACAGGCCCATCTGCTGCATCTCGTTGATCGCGACGTTGTTCGGGTTGCTCAGGCTGCGGATCGTGTTGCTCAGGTCCTGGGTGGCCTGCTGCGCGCTCATGCCCTGCGCGGTCATCGTCGCGATCGCGCCGCCGACCTCCGCGAACTGGATGTGCACCGCCGCCGCCAGCGGCGCCACACTCGACAGCGAGGAGGCAAGATCCTGCATCCTCATGTCGCCGCTGCCGACGGTGCTGATGAGCTGGTTCATCATCTGCGTCGCGTACTGCGTCTGCTTGCCGGCGTTGGTGCTGGTCATGCCGTAGGCGTTGAGCGTGCCGACCAGCGTTTTCGAGACAGTGTCAAGGTCGGCGCCGCCGACCTTCGCACCCTCGGCCGCCACCGACAGCACCGACAAGCCCGACGCGCCGTGCATGCCAGCGGACTCGATGTGGTACATCGCGTTCGTAATGTCATTCGCGCTGGTGCCGGTCGCCGCGGACACCCGCAGGATGCCCTGCTGCACCATCGACAGGTTCGCCGCCGACTCGCCGGCGTCCGTAACCAGGTGCGTCGTCGCGTCCTGGAATTTCGAGGCGGCATCGACCGCCACGCCGGCACCGACCGCCACCCCGATCAGCGCCATCTTCATCTTGCCGCCCGCCGCGGCCACCGCCCCGCCGGCCTCAGCCGACTTCGCGCCCGACGCCACGCTGGCATCCCCCGCCGCCGCCTGCGCCGCGGCGGCCTTCTCCGCCGCACCGGACGCCGCCAGCTCAGCCTCCGCAAGCCGGGCCTGCGCATCGAGCAGCCCCAGGGTCGCGTCAGTGTTCGCTTTCAGGGCAGCGTCGTACGCTGACCCGGCGGACGTGTCCTCCCGTGACGCCGCAGCCAGGTTGTAGGCGGCCTCACTGGCCCGGCTGGCGGCGGCAGCGTACGCTTCCTCCGCGTCAGCCAGTGCCTTCGCCGTCGCAGCCGCCTGATCCTGGGCGCCGCCCAGCTCCCCGGCGGCAGCAGCAGCGGCCCTTGACGCCTCAGCGGAGGCGGCATCACCGGCGGCGGCAGCCTCAGCGCCGGCCCCGGCCGCGGCGCCCTCCCCTGCCCCGGCCGCTGACATTCCCGCCGTGGCGGACGCCTCGTCAACGGCGGTGATCGACTGGAGCAGCCGGTCGTTCGCCGCGATCATCTCGTCGATGCCGGCGACCCACCCGGCAGAATCAGCAACGAACTGCTGAATCGCCGGCGGTAGGAGACCAGCAGCCACATACCCCCGGGAAGGTCGCTAGGTGGTGACGGCGGCGGTGAACGCGGCGGCGGCAACCCGGCTCGCTGCCCCGGTGCCGGTAAGCCGTTCCGCCGCCGGCCGCAGGTACGGGCGCGGCGGCAGCAGCGACGCGTGGTTCCGCCCCGCCCGCCCGCCGAGCTCCTGGATGCGGGCGTAAACGATCGTGCCGCCGACGGTGACCGACGCCCGGTACCCGGAAGCAGCGTCCGGGCGGGTGATCACCGAGCGGCGCAGCGCCCCGCTGATCAGCGCCGGCGGTGACCCCGGCGGAGACGGCGTCGGGGTGCCCCGCGAATGGGACACGCGGGACAGCTCCAGTTTCGCGGCCGTCTCCATCGCCAGGCCCATCGCCGCGGCGGCGGCTTTCACCCCGGCGGGGGCACGGGCCTGCATGCGGCGCAGCGCCTCGCTGATCTCAGGGACGGTGCTCACCGCTCACCCCCGGGCCTGACTGGCGTGGTAAGCCTCAGCGGCATGGCGGGCGGCGGCGTACTCGGGCAGCAGCTCGTCCACCTCGAGGGGCAGCGCGTCAACCTGGTCGGGGGTCCAGTGATGATGCTCCGCGTACCACGCGTAGGTGGCTAGGCCAGCGTCGAGAGGACAGCCGGCTCCGGGTCGTCCGAGGAACCAGTCGTAGAGACGCTGCCGGAGATGGTCTTCGGTTTTGGGCCGCCGCCCATGATCCGGTCGTAAACCGGCCTGACCGCCTGGTAGAGCGCCTCGATATCGTCCATGGGCAGCATGTCGATCACGTCCTCGGCGTTGGCCGCCTGCGACGGCAGCGGCTGAGGCAGCGACCAGGCGATGATCAGCCGGCGCAGCAGCGCGTACATCACCGAGTCCTCCAGGGAGGCGGTGAATACCCGTGACTCGTCCCCCTGGACGGTGACGGTGACCGCGGCTTTCGCGGCCCGCCGGTCCCCGCCGTTCAGCTGCTCCCGCAGCTCAGCCCACTGGCCGCCGGTCAGGTCAATCCGCAATTTCCCCCCTGGGAAAACGCGATGCCGCACCAGTCTCCGGTGCGGCATCAGTAGGAAACGACATTGTTGGTCACTTGGACGCTGGCGGGGGACAGGCCCCCGGACGGGCCGGCGTTAGTCGAGTTCGCAACCGCCGCGGCGGTCAGCTGGTAGCCGAACACCGTTTTGGTGGAATCAATGGCGCCGGTGTCGTAGGCGGCCTGCTGGATGGAGATCTGCACCTGGACGAGGTTCGCGCCGGTCAGCCCGTTCCCCGCCGTGATCTGCACGACCGGCTGCGTGTTGTTCAGGTAGTTCAGGAACTGGCTTTCATCGACGGCCGGGTCAACGGTGAGGGCCAGGGTGCAGCCGAGCTCACCGCGGGCAATCCCGAACGGGTCCTGCTGCCCGCTGTTCGTGAATTTCGGGTCGATTTTGCGGGTGGTGGTGAATTTCCACTCGGCGAATGTGTTCACCTGCGTGGATGCGACGGTGACGATCGACTGCCAGGACGCCTGCGGTTTCGTGGTGGTCGGCGCGGCTGTGGGTGCGGTGCCCGAGGGGGCGGATGCCCACGCCTGCCCTTTCGCATCCCACATCAGCAGCGCCGTGCTGGTGCCGGTCAGGTTCAGTTCGGACAGGCACGTGTAGGAGTAGGCGCGGGCCCCCGTGCTCGCGGTGACCCCCGTGTAGTCGGTGATGGTGTAGGTGGGCGGCTGGGCGGCCGGGTAACCGCCCGCCCCGATACCGCTGTTCAGCAGCGACCAGTTGTGAACGTAGGTGGTGACCGCCGTGTACGGGGTGACCACCGCCGAGCTGGCGTGCGCCTGGTACAGGGGACTGGACAGAGTGACAGTCGTGCCGGTGACCCCGGTCGCGGTGCGGACCTCGCATGCGCTTGTCCCGATCGTCCCGACCGCGACCGTCGTCCCGACGGTGATCCCGGTCGCCGAGGTGACGCTGATACTCGCGGCGGGCGGCGTGTAGGAGGCGGACAGGGTTGTTGCGGTGCCGGGGGTGCCGTTCACCGACTGCCAGTAGTCACCCCACAGGTTGGTGAGCGGGTAGCCGATCGCGTCACCGAAGAACGGCCCCTCAAAGTCGACGTCGGCGAGTGTCGTGCCGGGGATCATGCCGTACAGCTCGGCCATGGCGTTCCGCCAGGCCGTGTCCTTCAGGTAGGTGATGTTGTCTTTGGGATCGAACTTGGTGACGGGGGTGGTGAAAGTCGGTACCACGGCGGTACCCTGGGCGACTTCCTTGCCCCATCCGATGAACCGCCGTGAGACCGGGTAAAGGGCGGAGGCGACATTGTTCGGCATTACCGGTCACCGCCCTTGCCGCTCTTGACGGGTGTCACCGGCTGGGCGCTGACCGTGGCCTCGCCGCCCGCCGCCGGTGCCGCGATGACGTCGGCGGCCGGGCCCCACAGGCCGTCACCGGGCGGCACCGGCAGGTCCCCGCTCTGACCGGGGCCGGGGATCATGTCGTAGGAACTGCCTGGCACCGCATGAAGCGGCTGGCTGCCCCCGCCGGTGATATCGGCGTACTGCGTGTAGATCCGCGCTGCGCTGCCGAGGTACGGGTACCGGGCCACACACCCCCAAGAAAGTTTTGACATGACGATAAAACAGCGATACTATAGAGATGTAAACGGAAAGCGTTGCCGGACAGGGGAGACCAGTCATGCCGAGCTACATCGACGAAGCAGCCGCCGCGGTCACCGCCCGGGCGCTCACCACCGGCAAGCAGTTCACGCTCGATGACGCGTGGGACGCGCTCGAAGCGACCGACAGCACCCGCCGCGACGGCGGTCAGGTCGACGAGATCATCACCCGCGCAAACCGCCAGCTGACCACCGCGGGCCGCCCGGACCTGACCTGCCAGCGGTGAGTCACGCGGAAGAAAGGAACCCCGACATGCAGATCCGTAAGCCGAACCGGGTCACCACCCCCAGGGCCGCCGTCATCGGCGGCCGCAAGACCAACCGCGCCACCTGCCCCCGCCGCCGCAACCGCTGGAGTGACAGCGCCCGCCGCAGCCGCGCCGGCCGCTAACACAGAACTGGAGCCACCCTCATGACCGCCGCTTACGACGCCCGCGAAGACATGCGGATCCGCATGCGCCCCGACCCTGAAGCGGTCGCTGTGGCCATCGCCGCGGCCAGCGCCACCCGTAACCCCGCCCGGCTCCTCGCAGCGATCCCGATGGCCTTCCCCGGCAAGCAGCGCGACTGGTGGACAGCCGGGCAGGAGGTCATCACCCTGCACGGCCTGGTGCTCCTCGGCTATAACGGCACACCGCCGGCCGGCTACCCCTACCCCGATTACTCGCAGGCCCGCGACCAGGCATCCAAGGCGGCCCGCGCCGCTCTCAACGGCCAGCCCGGCACCGTCGGCTGGGCCACCGTCTACCCCGACGGCGACTGGCACGTCACCGAAGACGTCCTGTAACCCCGGAAGGGAACTGATCATGCAAGTCCCGCTCCCGCTTGTAGTCAACATGACCGACAAGCAAGCCGAGTTGTACGCCGCCGAGTACCACCTGCCCGCCGACAACAACGGCCAGGTCTACGCCCGGGTCATGGTCGAGCACATCCGGACGCTCGTCCTCAAGAGCGTTCAGGAGCTGCCCGCGTTCGCCGAGGACAGCGACGGCATCCCCGGCGCCGAGATCACCATCAAGCACCGCTAGCCAGCTAGTCACCGCAGGCAAACCCGCAGAAAGGCACTCACCCTCATGACCACCACCATCACGCACCCGGCCGCACCCGGTTTCACCGCCGCGTTCATCACCAGCGATGACGGGCCGTTCACCTATCAGCGGTACACCGCTGACGTGAACCCCGCCGTCCTGTTCAACGGACAGGACAACACCACCGCCGGCTACCCCGTCGACGTGACCGCGCTTGACGCCCAGCTCGCCGCCGACGGCTACCTCCGGGTCGGCCCCTGGAACTGGACCGATGACATCTGGGGCTGTGCCGTCCGTGAGATCACAATCCCGGTCGACACCGAAATCCTTTACGGCGAAAACTGCACGCTGACAGTCATCGAAGCGATCCAGGTCATCGCCGCCGGTTCCAGTCCCCTCACCGTCACCCGTGTCGGCGACGAGGGGAAACCGGTCCCCGGCCTCAGTGCGGGCCTGCGTCCCGTCAACAAGCTTTTCAGCCACGGTGCCCGTGTCCACGTC